ATCCGTAGGCCCATATGTCCTACATCACAAAGAAGAGTACCATTCGGATTAAGGTGTCAGCCGCACCGCGCGCTTGCGCTAATGAACGTGTCTCGGTCGAGTTCCGGTTCAGTATACCATGAAGTGGTCGGTACTGTCACCGTGAAGATCGACGCGATCGCGGCAAGCGCGGCGTCGGTGGTGGCCATGGCAGGTGACCGGGTGATGATGTCTCCGGTCGCCATGATTATGGTGCACGATCCCATGACCATTGCGATGGGCAATGCCAGAGCGATGGAAAAAGCGATCACCACACTGAACGAGGTCAAGGAGAGCATCCTCAACGCCTATGTGGCAAAGACCGGTCTCTCCCGAAACAAAGTCGCCAAGCTGATGTCTGACGAGACCTGGCTTAATGCAAAGAAGGCAGTGGAGCTGGGCTTTGCCGATGAGATCATGTTTGCCGAGAAGAAGACCGAAACCAAACCCGAGCCCGAGGAACAGGAGGATGAGGAATCGGACGGAGATGACGATACTCCGGAGGAGGAGAAGAAGGATGGAGCGGTTCATCTTCTGGCTCAGACGAATGTTGAGACACTGGAGGGGGTGCTGTATTCGACCCGCGCCATGGGCCAGACGATTCTCAACAGTATCGGAGCCTATGCGGAGGATAAAGCCCCTAACACCGAAGGTGAAGTCACTCCCGCCGAGGGTGAGCCCGAAGGGGAAGCAGCCCCTGTGGCAGAAAATACCGCTGCGCAGGAAGCAATTATGAATGCTGATCCCGATGCAGTGGACCATTCACATCCCACACCTGCGGTAGGGGAAACATCTGGTGGAGAGGCTGAACAGGCAGAGATCAGGGAAACCAGAAATGTTCTCCCTGACGGCTTCATCGCCATCAATATGGATGGCCGCACCAAGGACGGCAGTGTGCCGTACATCATTCTGAAAAACCAGCTTGATCGGATGCGCTGATTATCCGTCTGCTGTTTTTTTGATTCCAATTTACCACATCGACATATATTTTGGAGGTATTTTGCCATGAGCAAGATCATTGAGCTGCGCGCGAAGCGCAACACCCTGTGGGAGCAGACCAAGAACTTTCTGGAAGAGCATCGCGGCGAGAATGGCCTGGTGGCTGCTGAATTTGTTGATCAGTATGATCGCATGGCAGACGAAGTGGCGAAGCTTGGCGCGGAAATCGAGCGTCTGGAACGGCAGGCCGAGGTCGACGCCAAATTGGCCCAGCCCACGTCCGCTCCTGTGAAGAACAGCCCCATGGCTTCCGACCGGGAGAACGTCAAGCCCACCGCAACCGCTGAATACAACAAGGCCTTCTGGGATCTGATGCGCGGCGACGGTCACCTGATCGAGGTTCGCAACGCCCTGTCCGTGGGCAAGGACGACGAGGGCGGATTCACAGTTCCGGATGAATTTGAGCGCCGTCTGATTCAGGGTCTGGAAGAGAACAACATCTTCCGTCAGATGGCGCATGTCATCCGCACCAGCTCCGGTACCCGCAAGATCCCCGTGGCCAATGACACCATGGAGGCCAGCTGGATCGACGAGGGCGAAGCGATTCCCGAGACCAACACCCACTTCAAGCAGGTTATCCTGGGGGCCTATAAACAGGGCGCCATGATTAAGGCCAGCAACGAGCTGCTGAACGATTCCGCTTTCGACATCGCGGCCTATATCGCCGATCGCTTCGGTAAGGTCATGGGCCGTTCGGAGGAGAAGGCGTTCATTGTCGGCACCGGCGACAAGCAGCCCACCGGTCTGCTGAACGACACTGTCGGAGCGGAGGTCGGCGCGACAGCCGCTTCCCAGACCGCTGTGACCTTCGACGATATCTTCAAGCTGTACTACAGCCTGAAGGCTCCCTATCGCGCGAAGGCGACCTTCCTGTGCAATGAGGAGCTGCTGCTCCAGCTGATGACCCTGAAAGATGGCCAGGGCAACTACATCTGGAAGCCCGCCCTCGACGTCGGCAAGCCGGATACCATCCTGGGCCGACCGATCATCACCAGCGGCTATATGCCCGGCATTGCCAGGGGTCAGAAGGTTCTGGCCTTCGGCGACATGACCTACTACTGGATCGCTGACCGCTCCAGCCGCACCTTCCGCCGCCTGAACGAGCGGTACGCCGAGTTTGACCAGGTGGGATTCATGACTACTCAGCGCGTTGACGGTAAGCTCATCCTGCCCGAGGCTGTGAAGGTCCTGGTCATGGGGAACAGTGCCAACGGCTAAGCCTGGCGATAAAGCTTTAGCCTAAGCCTGACAATGATTGATGCCTCCGGGGCATTCGGTAAATACCCGGTGCCCCGGACATCGGATAGGAGAAAACATTATGGATCAGACGATTGTCACCAGGAACTATTTCACCGATGAAGGTGATACCCTCGTCATCGGTGGCAAGCTTATCATTGAGGATGGAGCGGAGGTTGAAGGGCTGGATGGCACCGGTTCCGCAGCCGAAAACCAGTCCGCCAGCACCGCCACCGCTGTGGCCGCGCTGAAGAATGATTTCAACGCCCTGCTGATCAGGCTGAAAAACGCCGGAATCATGGACCCGGATGAATGGAGCATTTCGACACGGCTTGCCCCTGCCTTGACAGATCCCGTCGCCGCCTCCAACAACGGCAAGGCCAGTGTTACCCTTGAGGATGGTGTGCTCACCATCACTGCGGATGTGAATGAGCTGGAGGAATCCGAAAGCTCTGCTCCCGGGCAGGGAACCCACAAGTGGATCGGGCTTGGCATCGGCACAGGCCTTTCTTCCGTTGCGCTGGCGAAGTACAACGGCGGGCAGCTGACCGATGCGGACGCATCCGAGGCTGTCTCCGTAGGTCTCGACCAGCCCGGCGAATTCGTCCTGTATATCCGCACAGAAGAGGTCGTGGATACGCCCAAGGTCATCACGCTCAAGGCGGACGGATATGCAGAGGTCGTCATCACCATTCGTGTGGTTGCGCCGGACGATCCGGAACAGACCTAATAATACCGGAACAGGCTGAGCGCAATTGTGCACCCGGAAAAGGAGGAATGCCGAATGGAGCTGATCGCAGCGTTGCCAAGTACTTTCGTTCCGTAGCAGCGGAACCAGATACAGAGACCTTTGTAGAACTGGAGTTTGTCAGCGGTGGAAAGACTTATCGCATCCGGCGCAGCCCGGACCAGGCGCTTACCGGAAAGCGCAAGGCCGACTTGGTCTCCCGGGCGGCGACGCAGGTGCTGACCCTGCCGGACGGGACGAAGTACACCCGCGACCGGGAGATCCGGGAGCGCATTGAGCGGGACATCCTCGGCGTCACGAAGGAGCAGTTCTGCCAGATCGTGATGATCGCCCAGGGCGAGTTCCGTAAGCTGCTGCGCGCCGCTACCCAGGAGCGGACGAAGATCCTGCGTAGGATATTCAGGACGGAGCGATTCGACGCGCTGGCCCGCCAGATGGACAAGATGTGCGGGGATCGCGGGAATATCCAGGCTATCAATTCTATGCTGTTCTGAGGTACGCTGGGCATGATTCCGTCGGGTGCCTGCGCTATGCTGCGTTGACCGTCCAAAACTGGTTGTGTGAGCGCATTCAGATGGCGAGCGGTATTATCCCAGAAGAGGTACGGTGTGTACCGGCCGCGCAGTGCTTGGAGATCAACGATGATGATCTGAAAAGTGTGAAGTTGCCCTTCTCTGAAATCATCTCACTCCCGGAACAGGGTATCTGGGCACTGGTAGTGCGAGAGCCGCATCCCCAAATAGCTGCAAGATCCTTTGTCACGCATGTGGGGCTTCGGGCGCGAAATGATGAAGAGGTAGAGTTTGGTGTTTTCACCGATATCGTCGATCGGGATTCAAGCCTGCCTGAACAGGACATGGCATATCGCCCCCAATTTGTCCGACTGTTGTTTGAAACGGAGGGTATGACGCTCACTCAGGTGGAGCCCATGCCTTTCAGGAAATATATAACTGTTTCTGACAAGCGGGGCATGGCTAGGCTGAAGGCGATGGCAGACAACCGTGAAAACCAGCTTCCCTTGATTGTCTTTACCCATGCGAAGCCTTTACCGGCTTCGGCAGCGGATATGGAGCGGCTCATGGTGGAGATGATGAAGCTACCCGCTATGCCCGGGTTTGGTGTGCCGACGCCTCCAGTTGCCGCCGCGCAGAAACAGGATTGTTTCATGCCCTATGACGCTAAAGAGTTTTCCCGCCACATATACGGCTTTGCAAGAGCATATGTCGTTTTGGGGACAATGTTCAACGAGCTTCGGGCCAAATTCAACCGGGTTAAGCTGGGTGAAGGTGATATCCTGATTATCGAGCCGAAGGCCTTTGGTGGGACCATCAGGACGCGCCAGTACCAGCCAGGTTTGAATACCATTACGGCATCAACATCAGGGTAACCCATATCAGCCTGAATAGTCGCGAGGATGTGTTGACACTTGAGGCGCTTCTGAACGAGATGGTGGAGTTGGAGAATGAGGCACATACCACCGATCCGGTATTCGACGAGGATGAGGATTGGCCGATCAGTCTGGTGCTTGCAATGGGCTATGGCTATTCGCTCGAAGCTCTCTGGATGAATACGCTCGACGAGGATGATGAGCGTCGTCCCCACAGAGAGCCGGATGCATTTGTAAGTGAAACTGAAGACGGACACTATGACAACGTGCTGACCAACCGCGAGATGTACGCTCGCATGCGGTCCATCGGTTATTGTTATTTAGAGGGCAGCGCCATTCAAAACGAACCCTTCGACTTTGACGCGACGGACGACGGTGTGTTTGCCCGTCTGCGATTCCGCCGGGAGAACGGGCACTTTATCCATGAGGTATCTTTTCTGGATGGCGAGGAGGGCTGATCGTGTTCGATTTTGAAATCCAGGACGGCGTGTTGATCTGGTACAAGGGCGAAGAGGAAACCGTTGAAATTCCCGTGGAAGTAACGCGAATCGGCGTTGGAGCATTCCGTGACAGCAGTGTGGTTCGGGTGATCCTGCACAACAGTATCACCCGAATCCATCGGGAAGCCTTTAGGGATTGCTACCGCCTTCGGGAGATCAATATTCCCGACAGCGTAACCCGAATCGATCAATATGCGTTTTGCGACTGCAAAGCACTGGCATCAGTCCGTTTGCCGGATGGCATAGATAACATCCGGGAAGGAGTCTTTTGCGGCTGTGTTTCGCTGGAAAGAATCGTTTTACCCAAATACCTTCGCCTCATATCAGCCTATGCGTTTCAGAACTGCACAACGCTTTCGGATATCGTCTTGCCGGATTCCATCGAAGAGATACGGGAAGTGGCCTTTGGTGGCTGTGAACGCCTTGAAATCTCCGCGTTGCCCGCATGTCTCAGGCACCTGGATGCTTTGGCATTTTTTGAGTGCAAGCGTATCACCGATTTGAAGATTGGTGATGCCTTGACGGAATTCAATGAACTATCCTTCTTTGATTGCGTGAAAACACTGCACGTGCCGGAACACAGGCTCAATGAATTTCTTCAAATCCTGAATGAACCAGAGCAGCATGAGTTGAGCCCCAGATACGAATGCGCATCATATTCAAAAAGCGATAATTGGCGTGTAGAGAACGGCACAGTCGTCAGAATATGAAAAAGAGATTGCAGTACAGGGATTAAGATCGACTTGATTCATATAGCCAAGGCTCCCTGTCCGGCGGTGAGTCTATCTTGATCAGTTTGGCCTTGGTTCTTGGAATATCTTATAATATCATATATCATGGAGGTGCAAAGTGAGCAGTGAAATAAAAATCAAGTGCCGTCTAGATGAGCTGATGGAAAGCAGAAATATCACGTCTGAAAAGCTCTCCATAGCTTCTGGGGTGCCGGAGATGAAAATAGATCAGTACCGAAAAGGTACGATGGAGATCGTATCGATGTCAGAAATTGCGTCGATCATGGCGGCGATGGGATGCAGAAATATCAGCGAGCTGCTGGATGTTTCCACACAGGCAGAGGCGATGGATTCTACCAGCAAGGGTCCAATCCTGCACGAGGCGGATTGGGATTCTCCCTGCAGGGACACCGTCGACGGAAAGCACAGATGGTACAAGGATAGGGGTGTGTCGGATTCTCTCTATCAGGAATTTGTGTGTGAGGGATGCAAGCAGAGGTTGGCTGTGATACTGTAGACGGAAATATATACCCAGATCGAACATTAGAAAACGATACGTGACAAATAAATGTCGATACTTAGTGCTTTGGTCGGTTTAGTTGAAAATACTGTCTCTGATGGATCTACACTTTTGGGGAATCCATATACGGCCTATCGCTGTTGGATAGCGGTAATCTCCCATGTGAACAAGCTCAACGAGAGCATTCCCCAGAAGATTCTGGTTACGAACACTGGAAGCGGAAGCAAGATAGAGATGATTCAGTAACGCTTCCTTTGAAAAATCCATGCTGGAATTAAATCTGACAACATCGTGGGAAGGAGATATAACAATGCTCCATTTATCAAAATCCAGGTACTGCTCCGCAGTCCAGTGTCCGAAAATGCTGTGGCTGAAGAAAAACAAGCCAGAAGCCTTCGACGATTCCGTGGTCAATCAGGCTGTGTTGGAACGTGGCAACGATGTGGGGGATCTCGCCATGGGTCTGTTTGGTGATTATGTGGAGGTGCCCTTTGGCGACCTTTCAGAAATGATCCGGCAGACACAGACGCTGGTCGAGGCGGGCACTCCCATTATCGCCGAGGCGTCATTTTCTTACGACGGCCTGTTTTGCAGCGTGGACATTCTGAAAAACCTCGGGGACAAGCGGGTGGAGCTGGTTGAGGTGAAGAGTTCGACAAAGGTCAGCGACATCTACCTCCATGATGTGGCCTACCAGGTTTATGTGCTCACGCAGCTCGGATTTACCGTTGAAAAAGCCTGTCTTGCGCATATAAACAGTGGATATGTCCGTCATGGAGAACTGGATTTACAAGCGCTGTTTACAGTTGAGGATTTGACTGAGACGGTTTTTAGCATGCAGACAGGTGTGGATGAGCGCGTCCAATACCTCCGCGAATACATGGAGCAAACCGATGAGCCGGAGACGGGCATCGGCGGTCAGTGTTTCGCACCCTATGCATGCGGCTTCTTCAAGTACTGCGGCCTGGCACTGCCGACGCCAAGTATTTTTGATGTCGGAGGTATCCAACTGCGCACAAAGCTGGCGAATTATGAAAAGGGGATCGTTTCCTTCCCGGAAATAGAGGCGGCAAAGAAGGCAGTAAATCCCAATGGGCTGATGCAGGTGGCGCATGAGCTGCATGATTTGCCACCGGTCATCGACAGGGAGAAGATCGCCAGGTTCCTGGACGGATTGTCCTATCCGTTGTACTTTCTGGATTTTGAATCCTTCCAGCCCGCTGTGCCGCTGTATGATAACTCGTCACCCTATGAGCAGATTGTGTTTCAGTATTCGCTGCATTACATACCTGCGCCTGGTGGCGAGCTACTCCATAGGGAATATCTCGCCATGCCCAATGAGGACCCGCGCCGTGGTGTGGCGGAGGCATTGTGCCGGGATATTCCCAAAGATGTCTGTACGCTGGCCTATAATATGTCTTTCGAGAAGGGGAGGATCAGGGCGCTGGCGGCACTGTATCCAGACCTTTCCGACCACCTGATGAACATACACGACCACATTGTGGACCTCATGGTGCCGTTCCAGAAGAGGCATTATTATTGCCGGGCCATGCAGGGCTCCTATTCCATAAAGTATGTACTGCCCGCGCTGTTCCCGGATGACCCGGAGCTGGACTACCACAATCTGGAGGGCGTACACAACGGCACGGAAGCTTCCGCAGCCTTTGAGAGGATGGGGGATATGAACCCGCAGGAAAGGGAAGCCTGTCGGA